GGAGGCCTTACGCGCCGTCCTGCTGGCGCAGGAATACCGGATTGGCGGACGAATTGTGACTCGGGCGGACCTGCGGGCTATCCAGTCGCGAATCGACTATCTGCGCGGACAGATAGCTGGCGAGAGCTACGGCACGACAGCCTACGCGAAATGGCCGGGGAGATGATGAAGCGGCTTGCGCGGTGGATAGTCCGTATGGCGGCGTATGACGGTGCCAGCCTTGAACGTCCGCAGGGGGGCTGGAGGCCGGTGACCGGCAGCGCGCCGGAGCAGATCGACAAGCCGGAGCGCCAGTTGCTCATCGACAGGGCGCGGGACCTTGAGCGCAATTCGGACCTGGCTGCGGCGGCGCTGTCGGCGATACTGAGAAACTCTATCGGCTCGCTGGGGATTACACCGCAAGCGAGGATCGTGAAAGGTGGTGGACAGGAGGACGAGAAGAAGAACGATTTAGTCGAGGAGCTATGGCAGGAGTGGGCGCGGCCGGAAACATGCGATGTTGCCGGGCTGTCGTCCTTCGCGGAGATGCAGGCCCTTGTTCTGCGTCGGCGAATCGTGGACGGTGAAGTGTTCGTCCGCAAGCTCTGGATGAAGGGCGAGAAGTTTCCGCTGCGGTTGCAGGTCATCGAGACGGACCAGCTCGACACGATGATCGACGAGAACGGCGCGAATAAAGTCTATCAAGGTGTAGAGGTTGACGAGTATCTGCGCCCGGTGGCGTATTGGTTCCGGCCTGACCCGATGGACCTGACAAAAGACGCCGTCCGCGTAGATGCGGGAGAGGTGATACACCTGTTCGACCGGCGGCGGGCCGCGCAGATACACGGTGTCAGCGAGCTGGCCATTATTATGCAGCGGATAAAAGACTCGAAAGAGTTCATCGACGCGGAGTTGATGGCAGCTAGAATCGCGGCGTGTTTCGCGATCTTCATCCGCAAGAACAACCCTGGCGGGTTCATCGGGCGCATGGATACCGGCAGCGACGGGAACCCGGTGCAGGAGATTGTGCCCGGCATGATTCAGTACTTGGGGCTTGGCGAAGACGTGGTGGAGGCCAAGCCTGACCATCCGCAGGCAACGGCGGCGGACTTTTTGTCTTTGCAACAGCGGCTCATCAGTTCCGGTCTCGGCGCGTCGTACGAAGTGACAAGCAGGGACATGAGCCAGGTTAACTATTCGTCGGCGCGACAGGGGCATCTAGAGGACCGGAAGACTTTCGCCACCTTCCAGCGGTACATGGTCGAGCACTTCTGCCGCCCCGTCTGGGAGACTTTCGTTGAGTCAATTGTGCTGGCGGGGCTGCTCAAGGTGGCGGACTTCCACGGCAAGCGCGAGCGGTACGTGGGCGCGAGATGGATTACGCCAGGCTGGGAGTGGGTGGACCCGCTGAAGGAGGTCCGGGCCGCGAGCGAGGCGATGGAGGTGGGGGCGACCACCTTGGAGGAAATATGCGGGGCCAAGGGGCTGGACTGGCAGGAGGTATTGCGGCAGCGGGCACGAGAGCAGCGGTACGCGGAGGAGTTGGGCGTGAAGCTGGGCGCATTGCCGCCGCAGGAGCTGGACGCGACGGCTGAGGAGGACGCTGGCGCGGCGAATACGAGCAAGGGGGTATGACATGACGGAAGCAAGAAAGCCGCCCGGAGCGGCAAGGGGCAAGCCGCCGGAGGAACGGCGCAAGGACACACTGTACCGCGAAATGACGATTGACGGAGACCTCGACAGGGAGCAACGCCTTGTCGAGGTCTCTTTTTCCAGTGATGCGCCTTACAAGCGGTATGACTTCTGGAACGGGAAGTACTACGAGGAGGTGCTGTCTCACGAGAAAGGCGCAATCGACTTGAAACGCCTGACGGACGTTGGCGTGGTGCTAGTCAATCACGACAGCCGCACGCTGCCTGTCGGCGTAGTGGAATCCGCATGGATAGAGGACACGTCGCGCGGCAAGGCCATTCTGCGCTTCGACGACGACGAGGCGGGCGAGGCCGTGTTCCAGAAGGTTCAGAAGGGCATCATGCGCGGCGTGTCCGTCGGATATGCCGTGCACGAGTGGGAGTTGAAAAAGGGCGATGACGGGGCGCTGGACAGAGAGACGGCTGTCAAGTGGGAGCCGCTGGAAATTTCCATCGTGTCCGTCCCTGCGGACGCAACTGTCGGCGTGGGGCGAGCGGTGGACTTGGACGAGCCGGACGTGGAGCCGGGGATTGAGATAGGAGGTCAAGAAGTGGACAAAGACATGAATGTGGTGAACGTGGACGAGGCCCGCAGCGAGGGAACCCGCAGCGAGCGCGAGCGTATCAGGGAAATCATGGAGGTCTGCGCCCGTCACGGCGTGGACGCGGTGAAGTTCATCGAGGAGGGTTCGAACATCAACGACGTTCGCACCGCCATCCTCAACGAGATTGCGACGAAGCAGGCTGCAACGAAAGTGTCCTCGGCGCATGTCGAGGTTGACGAGCGCGACAAGTTCCGCGAGGCCGTGATAGACGGCATGAGCAAGAGGTCCGGGCTTCACACGGACAACGACGAACGCAACGATTATGCGGGGATGAGCTTCCTGATGGTCGCGGATCGCTGCCTCACCCGCGCCGGTGACAACCGCAGGGGCGAGCCGATGGCGTGGCTTTCCCGCGCCATGAGCACGTCTGATTTCCCGTACATCTGTGGCGCAATCGCGAATAAGGCACTTCTGGAAGGCTGGAAGGACGCGCCGGAGTCGTGGACGCAGTGGTGCGGTGTAGGCAGCGTTCCCGACTTCAAGCCGCAGACCCTGGTCGGGATAGGCGCATTCGGGCGGCTGCCGTCCCTGATCGAGGACGAGGAGTACAAGTTCACGGAGCGTGTCGAGCACGCGGAGACCGTGAAGATCGGGACCTTCGGGCAGATGTTCGGACTGACCCGTCAGGCCATCATCAATGACGATCTTTCGGTGTTCAGCGACGTGATGAGGGAGCTTGGCGCGGCGGCAAAGAGAACGATTGCCGCACTGCCGTACGAGCTGCTGTATACGAACCCGGCCATGAGCGACGGGGTGAATCTTTTCGACAACGCACACGGGAACGTCCAGGGGAGCACCGGCGCTAACGTGAGTGTGGAGAAGCTGAACGAGGGCGTGCTGAAGATGGCCGAGCAGAAGGACATCGGGGGGAAGAAACGCCTTGGCATAGTTCCGCGTTTCCTGCTCGCGCCTGTCGCCAAGCGCGGTATCTTCGAACAGTTCTTCGCCACCGAGCTGATTGGTGGAGTGAGCAACTCGCCGAACATCGTCAATACGTGGTTCAAGGCTGGCGGCCTGACTGTCATCTACGACCACAATCTCGACGACAGCGGCACGAACGGCAAGAAGGCATGGTACCTGGCCGCCGACAAGGGGCGCACTGTCAAGGTGTACTTCCTGAACGGCGTGCAGACCCCGTATCTTGAGAGCCGCGACGGGTGGACAGTGGACGGGACCGAGTGGAAGGTCAGGATAGACGCGGCGGCGGCGGTCACCGATTATCGCGGGCTGTACCGCAACGCTGGCGAAGCTTAAGTCAGGAAAGGTTAAAGGAGGTCAAAAGATGGGCAAGGTTGCAGAGTTCAGGCACGAGGGAATCATCCTCGATTGGACGAATGGGGGGGCCTCGCAGATCAATGTGGGCGATGTAGTCCCGCTCGGCTCCTGCTGTGGGGTGGCGGTGACCGACATTCCCGCTGGAGGGACCGGAAGCGTCCGTGTGTCCGGCGTGTACGATGTGGAGAGCACGAACGACTTCTCGCTTTCGCAGGGCGCGGTCGTGTACTACGACGCCGCGACCAAGAAGGCAACGAACAACACGGCAAAGGCTTTCCTCGGGATCGCCGCGCTGAAAAAAGAGACCGCCGACAAGATCGTGCGCGTCAAGATCGGCTACGAGTGGCATACGCCGTATGAGGACGAGGAAGTAATCAAGCACAAGAACGCCTCCGGTACAAAGATCGAAGAGGGCGACGTGGTGTCTTTCAGCCATTTCATCGGGATCGCCGCCGAGGACATCGCGAATGCCGAGACCGGCGACATCTACATTACCGGTGTATACGAGCTTGCAGCCGAGCATGACTCGACAGGGAAGGACTTTACCGCTGGCGACTTTTTGTACTTCGCGTCTAACGCTCTCACAAAGACTGCTGCAAGTGGCGTACCTGTCGGGATTTGCGTCGAGGACAAAGCCTCTACCGGTGAGAAGGCGAAGGTTCGCCTTGGCCCCGGCATCCCAAGGGCGGCGGTCTAAGTGACGCTGGCCGAGCAGATGCGAGCTGACTCGGCCATTTTTTTCAACCTGGCCGAGCATGGCGAGTTGATTACGTACAACGGAGCGGAGGTCCCGGCGGTAGTCGAGCCGGGACTTTCCATTACGAAGGGAAACGCCTTCGAGACGATGGATGGCGTGAGCGCGTCCGGGCTGGTGTGGCTGTCGGAGGATGATGTTCCGAAGCCGAAGACCGGCGACACGGTAGTTCTGGCGAATGGGACGGCCTTCGAGGTAGTACGGATTCTCATGACGAACGGCGGCGTTCACCAGCTGGAGATCATGGGCGACGAAAACCCGTGGGGGACCGTAAGTTCAAAACAGGTGCGGGTGGTATAGATGCCCGTCCACGTTGAAATCACGGACTACGCCACGTCCTGGCTGGAATGGGCTGCGAAGGAGTTTCCGAAGTTCACCGCGTCCGCATTGAAGTCTACGGGCTGGATGATGCAAAAGGAGATCAAGGAGGGGATTGCCCGTAAAGCACCCGGCGGCAAGGCGTATCTGCCGACGATGCCGGCGAAAAAGCGCAAACTCTTCGAGCAAGCCTTCGGACGCACTCCGAAAGGGCAGTACCCGGTAATGGGGAAGCTGAGGCAGGCAATCGGGTACGAGTTCAACAAAAATCGCCAGGAAGTGACTGTCGGTTGGTTGTCAATCTCGGCGGTGCGAATAGGCAAGCGGCTTGAAGAGGGGTTCAGAACGCCGGTGTCCGACAAGATGCGGCTCGCGCTTGCCAGCGTGGGAATATTCACCAGGAGCGATGTTTGGGACGTGCCGCCGCGTCCGACAATCGGGCCGATGTTCGACTATCTGGAGCCGCGCATACAACCGTACCTCGAAGAGAAAATCTGGGGCAAGGTGGAAGGGCAGGGGCAGAGCGGCACGGCAAGAAATCCCAGGAAGAAATACATCGTGAAAGGCGAGTGGTGGTGATGGTTTACGGCGTCCTGCGCGAGCTGGCGCAGGGGCTGGCAAATGACTCCGAGCTGCTGGCGTGGTGCCAGTCGAAATACGGCGCACCGCCGACCGTGATGCTGGGCGTTGACCAAAAGCGCCCACCATCCCCAGCAGACGTGCCGTTCGTGGCTTTCAGCACTTCCGAATCGACAGAAAAGGGTCTCCTGACACAGGGGACCCTTTTTTTTGACGTGGTTTGGGGCGTGGTGAACGAAAACAGGGAGACGGACGGCAGCCTCGTGGAATACGTCGGGGCGCGGGAGTGCGACGAAATGGGGGAGCTGGTGGCGAAGGCTCTAGAGCGCGTCGAGCCGCGATTCACGGCGGCGATGGGCGACTACACGATCGACCTTGCCACAGCGTGGTTCCCGCTTTGGTGCGGGACTTTGAATATGACTTTGAATCTGAGGAGGTAATGGAATGGCAAACGTTCTGAACGCAAATGACATCATCATCGGAACCGGTGAAGTATATATCGATGGTGCCAGCGTTGGACAGGTTGACGGCGAGGTGAATTTCACTCACTCGAAAACCAACTACGAGAAGAAATCAGGCTTCCCGGCCACTACGGTGGTATCGGTTCTGACGGAGGAGAGCGCGTCAAGCACCTTCAATCTGCTGGAGGCTAACCTCGACATGCTGAGGAAGCTGATGCCCGAATACCCCGAGATTGTCGAGAATGAAAGCGCGGAGACCGGCGAGGAGAATGGGCTTTCGATTTATAAGGGACGACACACAAAGCTTCAGCAGAACAAGCTGACCAGCCTGACGCTAAAATCCACGGCAGGGACGGAGACTGCGATTACCGGTGGCGAAGCACCCGGCAGTTCTGTCACGTACACGCTTGCTTATGTTCCAAAGTCTGTAAGCGCCGTGTACGACGATGGCACGCCGGTTACAGTTGTGGCAAGTGCGCCGAGCGGGGCGACGGAGTGCACCGTGGCTCTCAATACTGGAGTGATTACTTTCGGGGCAGCACCAACCGGGCCGGTGACTGCGGACTATGTCACAGTTGCGGCGGTGAGTCTGACAGACGACGAGTACTTCGCTGACCTTCTGGCGGGGAGCTTTTACCTGCTTGACGATAGCACGATAATTCCGAAGGCCGTTGACGCTGAATACCTGTACATGGCCGCCGAGGGGAAAGGCTTCGGCGTTGGCGGTTCCTCCACCACTGACCAAACATTCCTCGTCGAGTTCGTGCACCCGCGCCGGGACAAGAAATTCCGCGTGATCAAAATCTGGAAGGGCATAATCAGCGGCGACTTCAGC